GCTGAGGAGGTCTTTAGGATCTTCAATATCCCTTATAATCATCGGCAGAGTATTCTCGGAGGTTTGACACGGCATGATATCGAGTTCGAGGGCAAGATAGAGAGGCAACAGTGGGGACAGCTCATGGGCGGCCCACTTTCTTTCCCAATCCTGAATATTATCAATTACTCGCTAACTACGAGTTATCAGGAGATGATCTTAAACAGGGAAATACCGTTGCCTCACTATTCGAAGGAGGGAGGTGAACTTGTAAATGCGTTGACGAATGGAGACGATCTTCTGTGTCCATTGCCTGGCATCTACTACGAGGGGTGGAAGAATTGGGTTGCCAAAGGTGGGTTGGAACCCTCTCTAGGGAAGAATTACCTGCAGAACAAGTTCTGCACTGTAAACTCGACCCTTGTCCGCCTCCCCCAGTATTGGGATTGTAGTAAAAGGAAGGGTCTACCGGAAATCATCCCGGTGACAAAGATCCATTTAGCCTTCCCTGGTCCCGATTCATTTCGGGACGATGTCGTGTATAAGTCGTCAATGTCTGACAGGTTCGCTGCTCTCCTGCAGGGCCAAGAAAATAAGGAGTGGCTTTTGTCAACTGCCATTTCCTTACATCGGGGTATTCTTGATCTTGTACCTCGAGAGGTGAGTTGGTTCTCACCGAAATTTCTTGGTGGCCTTGGCCTCCCATTGGTGAACAGGACTGAGAACGCTATCTCAACTCCTCATCTTCGGATTGCGCACAAACATCTTACTGATAAGATGTTTTCCCCACCGGTTACTGGACTTCAAAATCCAGAATACCGTTTCTGTCAAGAATTTTTAGGTGTTCTTGAAGAAAACTTTTTTCGTGATCTTGGTTACGAAAAAAAAGAAAGGGGTTACTCTCCGGCTTTTTCTGAGCCGGTGTCGCAAGTTCCGAAGTTTTCCTGCTTGGTTTTAGATGACGAACCAGAGGTCCGGTTCGACGTTGGCGATCGTTTTCGCCAATGGGCAGGTTCTATGAGGAGAGCGTTCAAAGAGTCCCTCGACTCTTCTAGTCATCTTCCGTCTGTCGTAAGAGTCAATAGTCTGACGGCGCCCGTTTGGGTCTATCAAGACCCCAGTATGTAGCCACCGTCGTCGCCTTGGTCCCCCAAAAATGTG